AAAACCAGTTCTTTTTAGGTCAATGAACTTCATGCTGCAATCCTTGAGAAATTTTTATGTTTTTCGAAACGAATGTGATTGCTAAACTTGTCTTGCATAATATCTCCTTTGTGCGATATCACGAAAACATTTGAGCTTTCAAGTTTTTCGAGTATCTTGAGAAACTCATCGCAACCATTAGCATCAAGCGAGGCATCAAATACCTCATCAAGAATTAGAAGATTAGTGCTTGCACTGTTTTTCATTTTAGCTATCGTGCGCCAAGTAAAAAGCAGTGATAAATCGATACGCATCTTTTCACCTTCACTGAACGAATCATAACTGAAATCGTCACGATGGCGTGAAAGTATTTTTTCATTGAAGTTTTCGTCGAGTTCGAACTTGACAAAAAAATCCATAGCTGCTAGATATTTGTTAACAAGCTGATTTATGATCGGTACATATTGCTTGATAATTTTCGCCTTGATTCCGCTGTCTTTGAGAATGAGCGTAGCAACTTCAAGCAATTGTTTTTGGTCGAGCAAGGCAACTTTTTCTGCCAACCTTTCTTCCTTCTCGTCATTGAGCTCGAGCAGTTTATCCGCAGTATGTGTAAACTCTTCATTGTTGAGGTCTTTGATCTTGCTAGCAAGTAAAGACCTTTCGCGTTCGTCCGCAATCTTTGTTTGCTTGCTTTTTGCAAGATCAGTTTCTGTATCTTGGATTTCATTACGAATTTTTTTGATTTCTGCAGTTCTAAGATTAATCTTTTCAATTTCTTCAGTTAGTTTCAAAACACCAACATCAAGCTCGGCAATGATATCATTCCGTTCGGCAATCTTTTCTTGCTTGATTTCATCACTGATGAGCTGCGTACAAGTTGGACAATTATCGTTGTTATTGTAGAACTCAATTATCTTGAGGGAATTCTTTTTCTTTTTATCTAGATCCGTTTCTAATTTTAATATACGATCCGTTTTCTGATGGACTTTAGATTCATCGGAAATTTTTTCATAGAGTTCATCGATATGTTTATTGATATCTTCAATTTGTTTATCTATTTTCCCTATGTCATTATCTATTTCACCAATGCGGGTTACGCATCTTTCTATTTCTGCTTTACGTCTTTCCTGATCAAACTTGCTCTGCTCTTTTTGCATTTCAATCATCGAATCAAGTCCATGAATATCTTTTTCATTCATAGCAAGATCTTGTTTGTTTGTGCTACTCTTATCTTTCAGGAGTGTTGACATAGTCGAAAACACACCAATATCGAGCAAGTCTTCTATAACCTCACGTCGCACGTGTGTAGAAAGTTGCATAAAGGGAATGAATGATGAAGAACCAAGTATGACCATTTGCGTAAATGATTTCATGTTCATCCGCAATATATTCTTTTCAATATCTTCCTGCGCATCACGAACGTTTGCTGTCTGATCCTTGAGATTTCCATCCTGATAAATTTCAAGAATCCCTGGTTTAATTCCCCGGACCAGCTTGTATCGTTTTCCGTTAATAGAAAACTCAACTTCAACAATAGTAGAACCATTATTTACAGAATTGATTAATTGGTTTTTCTTAACTTTCCTAAATGGTTTTCCATACAACCCAAAACACAGCGCATCGAGAATTGTAGACTTCCCTGCTCCGTTTTGTCCAGTAATTAGAGTTGTCGAATACTCTTGTAAATCAACATCAGTGAATACATTACCAGTAGATAAGAAATTTTTCCACCTAACCTTATGAAACTCAATCATGTATTGTCTCCAGAGTCAGAGCTTCATTATATAGTTCACGCATCAAATTATCTAATTTTTTCTTATCTACACTGTAATCGAGCTCATTAATATATTTTGATAAGATTGTCAAAGTGTCCTCTGCCTCTGAGACAAGATCTTCTTCTGATATTTCGTCTAAGTGATAATGATCATCAACAATAGAAACATCAATCGGTGCAAGATTATATATCTTATTCATAAAGAGATCGAACCAATATGGGTTCTCTTTATTTTTTACAATAACCTTCACATATGATTTGTTGAGATGACCAAGTTCTTTTGATAATAGCTGTTCTAGAGTTTTTCCTGCATCATCATACCATACTTTGTGAAATAGTGTATATGGATTTTCTATAAACTCAAGATCGCGAGTATCGGTATCAAATATGTAGAAACCTTTCTTCTCGTTATAATCAGTCCACATAATCTGATATGGGGTTCCGAGATAGAAAATATTTGATGACTGCGATCTTTTATGAAAATGACCAGAGCATACCATATCAAACTTGTTGAATATAGATGCCTCAATCCCATGATCACAAACTGCACCAGGATGCATTTCAAAACCATTGATTTCTAAATGACCAAACGCAACTTGCGCTTTCGTTTCTTTTATTGCTTTCAAACTCGATGAGTAATTTGTAGCATTGATCCAAGGAAGCAATAAAATATCAAGACCATCTATTTGTATTTCGGTTGGGTCTGGATAAAAACGAATGCCTCTATATTGAGAAAATAATTCTTGAAGTGAGTTTATCTCATTTGTATTTTTGTATGGAGTGTCGTGGTTTCCGACAAGTATGTCCCATGAAATACCACGTTTGTGGGATTCGCCAAATATTTTTTCTCGGACATGGTTGAGCGTAACAAACGAAATAAACTTTCGCCGATCAACAAAATCACCAACTTGTAGAACCTGACTTACGCCACGCTCTTCCAACTCTGGGAAGAAAACATTATCAAAGAATCGCTGAAAATAATTCAGGAACTCTTGATTGTCGTTACGTGCGCCCCAGTGTAGGTCACCGATAACAGCAATCTTCATATTTTATGCAACCTTCTTATTTCTTTTCTTCTTGCGACTTTCTTCAAAGTCTGCCATGAACTGTTCCATCTGCTCTTGAGACCACTCACCATATTGAATATCAGAGTTATACCTCACACCTGTTCCTTTTTCTGAAGCATGTAATGCACTGGTTTCATCTAGTAAGTTTGCTCTTTCAATCGCAGCATATTTTGTATACAGATATTTCTTTTCCTTCTGAATACGTCGTATGAAAGCATAGTATATAATCTGTGTGAAATATGCAAAGGGATTTTTCGATTTATTTGGGTCGAAGTTATCAATGTATTGCAAACAGTTTTCGATACCATCTGAAATCATTTCTTCACGGAAGGTATAGTTAGCAAAATTCGGTCTGAATGCAAGGTGTGTAGCAATCTTCATTATAGATTCGCCAACGAACATAGGAACTCTTGGTTTTCGTTTTCCTTCTTGCTCTGCTTGCGCGACCGATTCTTTATATCCTATCATTGCTTGATAGAGTTCTGCATTATTAACATAATGCTGTTTATTTTTCTTTGCCATATTATAACTCCTAGTGGACCGTTGTATCCAGATCTGGGTTTGTCAACTCTTCGAGTGCATCTAATTCTTCCTCACTCATATCTTGATCTTCATAATCAATATCTAGATCTTCGCCTTCATTTTTTTCGATTTCTTTAGTTGTCTGAAGTCTGACCGCAGCATAATATTGAATAATCGAATCATCAAGTTTTCCTTGAGTGATAACAGTCGACTTCTTAACAAGCAACGGTTGCATCATAAAATTGTGCATAGGCACCCAGCGAATTAAACTTGTGGAAATATATCCTGATATTGGATTTGATGCGCTTATGAATTTGAAGGGATAATCAATGGTATAATAGTTTTCATCTTCATCGATAACATTTGCCATAATATCATCGCCATTGACTAATTTAAAATAGAACGGATTCATCTGTTGCCCTCAGCTTTATATTGTACAACTTATATGGGAACGCCTCAGAGTTATACATCTTCACACGTTCCATCAGATGATTGAGTGTATAGTTCTTTCTGTTCTTTGTGGAAAAATCGTCAGCGATATCAAATAGAGTGCATGACGATTTTGTATCACTTGTTCTTAGACCTCTCCCTATCGACTGTAGCGTTCTAATCCTACTTTTCGTAGGACTCGCAAAAATAACATTATGAAGGTTCTTGATATTTATACCTGTGGAAAAGGTTCCGTATGAAGCAACGATTATACTGTCATTTGATTGTTCGACTATCTGCCGTACACGTTCTCGCTCTTGAGCTTCAACACCACCCGAAACGAAAAATACATTTTGCTCGGTCGCATCATTTATGATTTCAAATAGCTGCTTGCCATGTTTTTCAACCAGCGCATAAAGAATCAATGTATTGCCTTTGAGTGATAACGCAAGATTTTTGATAAACTTATTTCGCGCATCGCTTGTTACGATTGCCTCAATTTCATTCTGATAATCACCATCAAGCACATCTTTGCGTAACTCTTTCGGGTGGCTCAATACAAGTATCTTGATCTTGAGGTCAGCCAAGTTTTTATCATCGATCAGTGTGCTTGTGTCGATAACTTTTTCTATCGGACCGAACAACCCTTCAAGCACCAGCTCGTGAACTTCCGCACCATCCAACGTACCAGTCATCCCGAAACGATATGGTGTATCTGGCATCTTTGTCATTATAGATGTCAGGCTCTTCGCTTTGAACAGATGAGCTTCGTCTCCGATGATAACTTTGTAATTTGTAAAGAACTGTTTCTTCTGCTCATAAATTGATTGCCAAG